ATTACTAAGCCCTCGGGAAGGGTTAAAAACAAGTTACTTGCTGATCCCGTCCCTGAAGAATATGAGAAAAATCCACGACCAAAAAGTTTGTCCCCAACTCTCCAGTATTCTAAAACATTCACCCCTGCGGTGAACCCCAAATTCGTTAATGCTGGAGTTATTGTTTTAGAATCAGTCACAGGAGTTCCAAAAACATAAGTCTGAGGACTTACTATGATGTTATCCACTTTCAATTCATAAGCTAAAGCACTTACACTTTGAACGTGAGCAATCAAGCGATATGAACTTCCAGTAGCGGAACTTTGAAAAGTAGCCTCGAACTTATCAGAGATACTTGAGTTATTAGAGAACATTTTAATATTTGAAGGCTCGATAAGCTGAGAATTTGTGACATCGTAAATATACCAAATCACATCCGACTCAGTAGAAGATCCACCTGCTACGAATGTTCCAGAGTTAACGATGTAATCGACAGAAATTTTAAGAGATTTTGCTCTGTAAGCTGGATCTACTGTGAAAGGAACGGCCCATCCTTGGCCTTGCACGTTTGCTGCGGGCTTTGTCAGGAGGAATGACTTTGCCCCATCAAGTGGCGTTGAAGTGGTCATAGAGGTTGTGACTGTAGGTGAACCTCCAGTACCGTCAACGGGACGTGTAGAAGCTGCGTCTGCATAGGGAACAAAAATACTTGATGAAGTGTCATCAGCATTTCCGTTTGTAATTAAATTTTTAACTCCACCCGTTCCAGATCCAACCATGGCTTCGTTACCAGCTGAATCGAGAGTGTAGAGCTTGCCGTCGGCTTTGAAATAAAGTTTGTTTGATCCACTTGCGGGATTTGCAGGAGTGGTTGTTTGCGCCGATGTGATCGCACCTGTGATCGAAGGATTTGCGTAAGTTTTATTACTCAAACTTTGTGTTGAGTCTTCATCGATCAGAAGCTTGTATGCTGTACCATTTGAAATTTTCGCTTGGTTTAAATCAGTTCGGTAAGTAATCATCCCTTTTGGATGAGAGGCCGTATCCGAGGTTGTATTTTCTAGTTGTGCTTTTTCAAGCTGTCCATAAATTTTAGCCATTAAAATTCTCCTCTATTCGAGCCCAATCAAGCGGTATGAGCCCGCAGGAAGTGGTACGTTAGTTTGTATTCTTACGTTACTTGCACTTGTTGCTTTAATAGTAACGTAAAGAATCTCAAAGTCATTAGCATTGTCGCGCAATTGCCACTGGGCATTTCGCGCATCAGTAATATCCGCACTTACAGTTACATCCTTTTGAATGATTACACCGTCAAAAGCCTGGTCTGCTACGAATTTAGATACTCCAAGAACCTTGAAGCTTGTTCCAATATCTACGTAAGCCTTGTTTACATCAGTCGCAAAAACTACGCGGCCAATATTTTGAGCTGAGGCTGCGGGGAGTGTTGCAAAAGTGTAGTTTTCAAGTCGTGCGCCTTTTAATTCACCTTTGGTGTAGAGATCACGAAAGTAATGAGTAGAATCACCAAGATCAGTCCCACTCCAAGAGCCAGAAAAGCTAGCGTTCGTAAAAGGTGTGAAATTATCTTTTGTAAATACGTTTCCTTTTGTTGCATGCGCGGTACTTTCTAACGTGAGGCTTTCACTGGCAGCAGTTCCACCTTGCAACGTCTGTCCACCTGATCTTCCCACAAGCATGGCAAATTGGGTATGTCCAGCATCTCCCGTGGTGAGTCCCGAAAGTTCATCGTGTGTAATTTCTGTATCAGGAGCACTAGCAAGCCAGACGCCATTAACAGAATCATAAAACAAAGAATCGCCAGCCTGAGCGGGTAGCGTCTGAGCAAGATCACGATAAATCCCGCTCCTAAAGGCAAGAAGAGTAGCGATAGCAATGTTGTTAGTTCCATTTGATATTACCCCTCCTAAAAATAAATCGTTAAAACGAAGTGCGGAGGTGCCAAGATCAAGTGTATTATCGGTGCCAGGTTTTATAGTAGAATCTACTATAATCTGACCTGTACCATTCGGACTAAATTGAATGTCTCCGTTTAAATTTTGCGAGCTTATGACGTTTCCATCAACACGAATGTTGTCGATGTTAAACTGTCCTGTGATTGTCATTGTTCCAGTTACAGTCTGACCGAGCGTGGTCATTGCACTCTGGATGTCTACAACCCCAGTACCATTTGCTTGAAGAATTAAATTGGTGTTAGGAGCTGTGATAGAAATGGTATTGCTATCGAGCCTAATAGAATCAATATCAAGACGAGTTCCAGATATTTGACCTGATTGGATGTTACCAGTCGTAGTAAGGTTTTCGTCACCAAAGCTTATTGTCCCCGTACTTGAAGTGATTGAACCAACACCTGCAAGGTCTGGATCAATCACAATTGTTTGAGTGTTATCAGTAAAAGTGGCGACTCCAGCCCCAAGAGTTCCTGTCGTACTTAAGCCAGCCGCACCGAAAGAAACCGCTCCAGTTGTGTCAGTGTAACTACCAGGGACCAGAGTCACCGAATCTGCACCGTCATCAGCGACAAGTGAAGTTCCTGTTACAACCGCCCCAGTAATGTTTCCAGTGGTTGTGAGGTTTTCATTGTCGAAAGAAATAGCTCCGCTAGAATCTGTGATTAACCCGCTTGATATGCTCAGGGTACCAATCACAGCGGAGCTTTGAGCATATATATCTTTCCATCTAAAAGTATTTGTTCCGAGGTCGAAAGTGTTATGAACCGCAGGTCGGAACATGTCATCGACTTGCACAAAACCAGTTCGTGGGCCTGTACCGTCACCTGAGTTCGCTCTTAATGTTAAATTTTGATTGGCAGCATCGCCGCCGTAAATTGTTTGTCCTGCATAAAGACCAGTGATCGGATTTCCCGATCCATCAAGCTCTGTTCGTCCGTTTCTCCAGACGTAAAGATCTTGAGTGTTGTTTTGGAAAGCTGCCAAGATCGAATCTTGTCCCCAATCCATGTCATAAACTTTATGCCAACTAGGAGATACTTCTCCTTCTCGTTGTTCCCAACGATAGCTCGCAGCCTTACCGTCGCCGTCATCAAGCACGACGCGATAATCATTTAATGTGTTTCCAACAAGTGGAAGGGCTGCGGGGTTTGCAACACTGGATTTGGCATTTGGATAAAGGACCGCAAAAATCCAGTTAAAAGCTCCTTCGACGTTTGAAACGCCTGGAGCTGCGGGATTAACGTAAGAAAAATCCCCGAGAGTATGTTTGTAAGGGTGCTGCGTCTGGTTCCAAATTTCAAATCTGTGTTTTGTGAAAATCATAGTACGCCGTCTCCATCCGCATCGTAAGAAGCAGTTGGATCAAACGTGAAAGCTAAAGCCCCAGCTTCCCAGGCGGCTTTCCATTTGTACACTCTCTCTTGGCGATTGATAATTTGAGTGCTTGTGGCGTTTGCATATACATACTCGTCACACATGCACGGATCGCCTTCGCCTGCTCCGATGTATGTGGTGAAAACAAATTTAGGACGACCTTGGCCGTCGAGTACGACATGTTGTTTTACTTGCTCGTGCGCGTGAGTCTTTAGGAGTTCAAGCGCGGTTTTTACTTCAGGAATATCCTGTGGGTATTGCCCTGCCATGTTACCTCCTACGGCGAAAAAGTACCCTTAATGGGTATTTTTAACTGATGAAGGGCCTTGCGGCCCCCCACCATTTCAACTTTAGTAGCTGATTCCGTAGATGATTCCACAGTGGCCTGGTTTGTTGATTTCCAACTCACCAAACAAGCTGATGTCCACGATGTACTGATAACCAGTAGTATTACGAACCTCGAAATACTCTTGGCCTTCAGGAGACTTACGTTTTTGGAAGAAACCGTTTGATCGGAAGACCATAGACTTCATATCCAAGATCGCAATTACGTCGTCATCCCACTCTTGGATACCAACGATAGTTAGTTTTCCTTTTACAGAGTTGATAACAACTTCATCCCAACCATAGAGAGAAGCTTTTTTGTCTTCAATAGTGATCTGCCAGTTAGCAGCACCATTTGTTTTGTTCTCAATAAGTTTAAGAACAGAACCGAAGTGTTTATAAGACATTACAAAACGATCTGCACGACCTTTTGCTTTTTTACGAACTTCTGTGTAGGCGTCGAACAACTTATCAAGGATGTTTGAAGCTGTGATAGAAGCACCGTTTACGTTTACTGCCTGCAAGAACGGATAAGCAAGCTTGCTTTGTCCGTGAACTGTAGCAAATCCACCATTTGCAGCTGACAACAATACACTTCGGATAGAAGTGAATGAAGTAGTCTCAGCTCCGTCAGTGTAGAATTTTGCGTTTTGTGCTACTGAATAAGCAGACAAATCCGCAGCAGCTCCACCGCGAGTCGCAGAGAAAGTTACTGCATCAGTGTTCACGTCGATAGCGATAACATAGAAGCTTGCAGCCGCAGAGTTGTCGTCATCAAGTGTAACTTTTTGGTTAAGAACGAAACGGTCAACGTGGTCAACAAGCATAATACCAGTCGCAGCGTTTGTTGCGTCTGTTACTTTTGCGAAGTGAGGACCAGTACCCATTTGGATACTTGCGACCATTTTGATGTATTCCATGAAATCTTCGATTGTGTCAGGCAAGATTTTAAGGAATGAATCTTCAACGATCTTACCAGAGTGATCCATAAGATCACGATGATTGAAGATCATTGATCCCCACATCTCTTTGTAGTCGTCGATAGATCCACGAACGTATTTATCTTCAGAAATATCAGAAGCCCCAGTGAGACCTCCCATTTTTACTGAAGACGCGCCCGCAGCTTTAAATGGAACGATGAGCTTGCCGCCCTTCCATTTGTCGTCTTTTTCGATGTTTGATAAAATGTAATCACGCTTAAGTAACTCTTCCTTCAACAATTTGTTGGGAAGGTATTCGTTAAGCATGTCTTGAAATGTTCTAGTAGTTGACATGTTAAATGCTCCTCAAAGTTTAAGTCGTTAGTTGTTGTCTCATTTTTCTCAAGTCATCGATGCTCGTAGGCACCTTTTTCGCTGGAGACTTCGCTCCACCGCCTTGAAAAGACGAGATTACTGGTTTTGCTTGCTGATTTTGTACGACCTGGCTGGGTGTACTTTGAGAGGCAGCCTGAGAACCTTGCTGGGTTTGTGCTTGAACCCCTACGAGAGCTAAGACCTCCTGTACCAGCTGACTTGCTGGGGGAGAAATCTTGTGGACAGCCTCGTAATACTGTCCTCGCCGAATAACTTCAGCTTTGAACGCTCCAGCTTTTCCGAGCTGTGTTTCATAAGCTGTGATTGCAGAGGCTACTTCAGGTTTGGCAAGTTCCTGTCCTAGTTCCATCTCTGCTTGACGTTGAATCATCTGCGCCATTTGCGTTTGGAGCGTTTGATTCTGTGTCTGAGCCATTTCAAATTCAGTTTGTTGCTGCCTTTGAAGATCTATCTGCTGTCTCTGTTCGGGAGAAAGCTCCTGATACTTTAGCTCTTCAATAGCGTACTGGATAATTTTCTCTTTGGGAATATTTAATGCTTGAAAAAATGTACGAAAGTCGCCTTTTTTGACATAAGCCCCCAAAGTTTGAAGACTGTTCTCCACTTGGCTGTACTTCCCCTTCCACTCTTCCACTTGCTGTTTGAAGGTTTCGCGTGAGGTTTTTACTTCGTCTAGTCCATGCGCTTTTTCATAAAGATCTTTGAACTTCTGTTCCAAGTCTTTAGTCTTGATGATTGGTTTTACAAAGTCGTCAAATTCAAGCTCTTTGTCTTTTACTTTGAACTTGAAACTTGGTTTCCAGGCTTGTGTAGCGTCCCCCGCTTGCGCAGAAGCTCCTGTTCCTTGCGAAACTGCTCCATCATTTCCTGCTCCCGCTGCCTGCGTTCCTTGTACGCCTTCTCCAGACGCTTGCTCCGTGCTTGTTCCAGTTCCCGAGGACTGCGCCCCTTCCTGGGTGCCAGAAGTTGTTGACTCCGTGCTGGTTGTTTCATTGTTAATCTCCATCGGTGCTTCCTTTCTATCCCTTGCCTGGGATAAGTTGTGTTACATTTGTGGTGGAGGCATCGGTAGCTGCCCTTGTGGAGCTTGTTGTTGCCCCATTCGGTTCATCATATCCAACACGACTCCATCATTCATTCTCTCTAAATCACTAAGTGTCGCTCCCTGCGCTTCGAGCTTTTTGATAAGATACATGATCGCTTCGTAAGGAAGACGAACTTGTTTTGCGCCACTCGAAGAGCTTGGATCAGGAAGACTCATTTGCACAGTGATGAGAGAGCCCCCAGTTGGGATAAATCCATCTTTAGCCGCTTGCTCTGCTTGCATCTTTTGCGCTTGTTGCTCTTCGTGAATTGCAAGGTACTGATCGTAAAGCTGTTTCACGTTCGGAGGAAGCATTTGAAAATCTGCTTGCTTCATTCTGTGAGTGACAGCATCGATAAAGATTTTGTTATCCGCATAAGGGCCAACAAAAGGCATCTGCCCACGCTCTATTTGAAGCATGTCGTTCTCGGCGTTATCATACTCGACAGTGAGACGCTTTACGATTTGGGTGTTTTTTAAATAAGGCATCTCTTTCGCAAGCAACGCGAGCTGTTTTGCATCCATTTGTTGGCCTGCGTACTGAATCAAGTGATTAAGTGCTAATTGCTGCCCTAATCGATCAGAAATATCTGCACTTTGCTCTTCAACTTTAATTTGATAAGAAAGTGGAACTGTCGCACGGAACTCTTGAATGTTAATCGCTTCAGATTTCCCCACCGCTTGAATAAAAGCGTCGTCTGGAAGGTAGTGCTTTGCAAGTTCAAGAGTGACTTGGCAAAACTCCTTCATAAAAGCTTCAACTTTTTCAATGTACCGAGAGAACTTAACTTTTGATGAGGCACTTCTGAATAAAAGAGTGTAGGGATCAATTTGTCCTGACTCTTTTTCCATGTTGATCTCTTCAAGCATACAAGCTGAGTACATTTCACTGATTTGGCTTTCGATGTATGGAAGAAACTGCCCTCCATCACGACCTGGAAGGATCTGTGGGGCGGCACCTTGATAAGTAATACCTCTCACACCTGGGAGCAGGGCTCCTGGAGCCATTTTCGTGCCGCCTTGGTAGATGATCTTGTCATCTCCGACAGTGATTTGGTGAGTGGCAGCTTGCGAGCTTGCACGATTGATCTCAGCTTGATAAGGACGGGCGACTTTAATGATCGAATATCCACGCGGATTGGTGGAATATGTATCAAAACCCTGCCAAATAATCGGATAAATACCAAAAGGAATTTCGCCTTCTTCTAAAATTCCTCGCTCAGTGGAGATATAGTAATATCCTTGTGGATACTGTTTACACGGACGAAAAAAATGGTAGCGAACTAAAATTTGTGATTCTTCTGAGCGGTACTGCTTTTTATTCGTGTCAAAAACGATAAATTCACCCGTGTCTCCATCTCCAATGATACGTTTTTTTGATTCATCTTCTGAGTAAGCACCAAGAAGCTCTGCTTTTTCCACCATTTCTCGAACGATGTGATAAGGAGATGACTTCATTGATTTTGCTTGAGGGGCACGAAGTAAATTAAACCCTGGAATATTCTTAAACTGAAAGGCTCCTGTAAAAACAGGCTTTGATTCATCTGGAACCATTTGTCCCATTTCATCCATCGCAGGCATCCCCATCTCGTCAACGAGTGGCTCGTAGCCTTTTACTTCACCTTCATTTGGGTCCCAGTAAATAAAAGCGCACATCTCTCCGAGTTCTACGAAGTTTTGGATGTATTCATTAAATTTTTCTTTAAGATTGTATCTATGTCTAAAATCCGACCACACAGCTAAATTTAGATCCGCAGATTTTTTATCCTGCATATCCATTTCATTCTGGGGTGCGGGGATCACGCCTGGTACTTTTCCAGAAATTGCCTGGATGTAGTGGCGAGTGATTTTGTGCATGTGATTTTTTGTGAGTCTTAGCTTCTGGGTTTCATTGAGTCTTTGAGTTTGTCTGACTCTTGTAAAGAAGCTGGTTGTTTTCTTTGAGTAGTGATTTCCTGATACGAGCAAAAGATTTGATCGCATCTCTGAGAAAATTTCGTCGTCACAGCTCTCGGCATCGCGGTAGTGTTGATTCAGGGCTTCGATGTTATGTTTTTTCATTCATGGTCCTCGCTCTTTCGATGTGTCTGTCGATCTGAGCTTTCTCGAAGGCGAGGGGATCGTCGATAAGCATTTGGGCTTCTTCAGCCTCTAACATTGCTTCTTGATCCATGAGTTCTACTGATTGTGCTTCGGGATACTCAGACACCACAGAAGGTTGTGTGTGGTCCGAAGCATGGCCTGTGCTTACGGCATCCTCATTTCGGCGAGGATGGAAGGTGAATTTCATACCCTGAAACTCAAAATCTTGAACTCCAGAGGTATGGCATTGTTTTATTATTCGGCAAATATCGTTTGCACTCAAGGAAAAATTAGCCATATTCTGCGTTCCAATGGTCGAACTCGTCTTCAAGCTCGTCCCATCCTTCTTGTTCTGATCTTGTGTCCCCAACGTCTTCTCCCCTTCTCATCCTGATCTGCAAGGCTTGATGTTCTTCTTCGGTCAATGGTCTAGCTTTGCGTTCTTGCTCGGCTGCTTCCGTTGCTCCGACCAACTCATCCACGGCACTCAAGTCCCAGGGGATAAGTTTACACCCGTACCTTGTGCTGTCGGCGAGGTCATCGTCACGTTTAGCGTCGCCTCGTTGCTTGCTGACCATAATAGTAAGAAGCTCGCCTGCTAGTTTTAAATTCTCAGGATCATCGTCAAAAATGTCGAGCATTTTATGCTTGAACAGTGTGTTAACGAGATCCTCGCCTGCGTCCCTGGATTTATCTGCTCGAACAAACCCCACACCATTTCGGGTAGCGATTGTTCCGAAGTCTGCGGCGGCGGCATCATAGCAAGCTTGAGTGATAGAGAGACCTTTTGAGAGTTCTTGATATTTCAAGAACACGTCCCCCGCAGTTGTCTTCTCCCCGTCGCCTCTCCACGATTTAAAAATCGCACCTTTTTTGTAATCAGGTCTAACCGCGATGAAAACAATCGCGGCTGGATGATTTTTCTTTCCGTTCTTAGCTCCTTCGTCGGAGCCTGATCCGTAATCCACGGCTGCGTAAATAAACCAACCTTTAATCGAATACGGGCGCACGACGTTTTCGTCGTAATCAAAAGCGTAGTACGTTCTTCCTTCTTCGGTGACAAACTTCCCGTAAATACGCCGCTGTCTCTCGGTTTCATTTTTACATTTTTCTTCAGCGAGCTTGATCTTATCCAGAGTCATCACACGAGAGGGGCTTCCGTCTTCGTACTTTAAGCAATCATACATTGAGATCTGGAGTTTCATCGCAGACGGGAGAATTTTTTTACCCTCCATCGCCTGCTTCCAGAAAAGTTGATTCAGCGTCGGAGTAAATCCACTCGTGAAAATCCCCGCAGTCGCGGTTAATCGAAACATAATCTCATCGTAAAATTCGAGTGGCATTTCTTCGTCGCAAGTCACCTCATGCACAGACCCCGCTTGCACGTTCGCCACACTTTTAGAATACATTTGAAAATAAATCGTAGGACCCGCGTTGAAGTGACAAGCTGAATATATTCCATTTTTCTTCGTAAGCTTCCACCCGTACTGCGCGTCTTTTTCAAAACGGCCTCTAGGCATCCACTCTGGCACCCACTTCGTATCGATTTCTCTCTCGAGCGTGATCGAGTCTGGATAAAAATACCAAAACTGCCTTGGTTTTGCGTTTGGCCCCCAAAACTTTTCCCACCTCGCAGGCTCGGTACAATTAGCAATGTTTCTACGAATCAAGCATGAAGATTTTCCGATTTGATTGGCGGCTGTTAAAAGATTCACACGATTATCAGAGTCGTGCAGTTTTCTCTGCCATTCGTACATCGGAACGTATAAGTGAGGCAGCTCTTCTTCGAGATGTTTTTGTTGTCGTAAAACTTCTAGCTGCTTTTTCTTAAGACGAAGAATTTCGTTTTCTTTTTTCCTAAGCTCATCACTGAGTTCTAGAAGCTGAGACTTCGATTGCGTCATTCTCCTCCTCTATGATCTCGGGTGCTTCAAACAAAGTAGCTCCTTGCGGGGAGCCAGAGAGTTGTTTGATTTCATTCTCAATATCATGCAGCTCTTGTTGAATTTCACGAGCAGATTTTGGAGGTTCATAAGGTTGGGAGACGTTGACGTTTAGATTTTTGCTGGTTTGATCGATGTGAATTTTCTGAGCGACGGCACCCTTCACACGATTATCAATAAGAGCCACGACTTTAATCATCTCGGCGACGAGTTTCGTGTTGATGGAGCCGTTTGGATTCTCGAGCGGAAGTTTTAAAATTTCCTGGAATCTCTCTAGCCCCATATCAAGCATTGCTCGCATTTTATACATGTAGTCTGCGGGAGGAGCTAAGATGTAGGCGAGTGCCAAAGGCTGTTTGATGATTTCATAAAACTGCTCACGCGAACACACTCTTCCGTAAATGGCAGCGATTCGCATTTTCTCCATGTCGTTATCCATCGTAAGAAAATACTCATCCCAAAAAGCCACTCGAAGCTGCTCAATCGTCCACCCTGGATCAAGCTGTTTTCTGAGTTTTCTCTCGTCGGTCGCAATCAACTCTGGAGGAAGCTCACGCATGAGTTCCTTCAATCGATCAGTGACCATATTGATGACGCATTTTGGGTTTTGTTCCTCCCAAAATACAATTTCTCGGGCAGGTTCGAGTTGTTTTGAACTGCGACTAATTGGACGTTGCTCAAGGGGACCCGAACCAAGCGTCGGTGCTGCGCTGTAGGTTCTTTTGTCTGCCATAACGAAATTAGAGGGGGTTTATGAGCGGGAGTCAAGGCGTCAGGCGGCTCGAGCCCGTTTTTCGGGGATCTGGATGCGGGGTACGGAAAGGCTAAACTTAGTCCCACCTCCTCCCCCCTACCCCCTGGTTCATTCTGGGACAGCCTATCCACGCGCCCTGATTCCTGAATACTCGAGTCATTTCTGCCACTCAGCGTCGCCACTCTGATTCTTGCGCCCTGTATCATGTATGATGCACGAGGTTGAGTGTTGACTTGGATCTAGGAACGTGGTTGGAAGATTGAGGATGCTCGAGGATGAGCCTATCCGACTAAGATCTAAACATCGTCTGACACTTGTACAGAATCACCTTACTTTCAATCCTTTCGCTTACTTGTACTTATAAATCTTACAAGTACGACTGAAAGTTCTACATCTCACTCTGAAACATGAGACAGTCTGCTATCATTTAAACGCATTACAAGTACGGCATGAGACGTGCATTAACTTCTTGTATCGATTCAATCACGAGTCGAATTAACCAAGGAGTTATCGTGTATTTCAAAGCTTATATTGCAATCTCCACTGAGAATCTCTGGAAAAACCCTGAAACGAATGAATACGAGGGATGTGATCCTGATTCGTACCAAGATCATGGAGTCGTTCGCGAATTAACAGACTCAACACTTGAGGGACTGAAAAATAAAATAAGTCGTGAGTTTTTTGATCTTGAAAAACCGATCGGCGCGGATGTTCAGATTTTTAATGGATCGATTGAAATTCAATACCAAGGCGAACACGACTACAGAACACCCAAAGCCGAACAGATTCCTTTCATTGAAACGGCGCGAATAGTGATTTCAAAAGTTGACGAAACTTATTTGGATCTTGCAAACGAAACCCTTTTTAAAAACATCAGCCGATAATCGTCGGCTGAATTAACCAACGGAGTTATAAAATGACAGACTACAAAAACTTAAAACAGTTTCAAAAATCTCAAATCAATGGACTCACGAAACACCTTTCAAACCTTCGATTCGGTACAGGTTCAAACCAAGACGCATGGAGTGCCATCTTCAGGCGTGGTGAGGAGATTGGACTCGAAATTGGGTACTCCGAAGCGCATGGCGAACGGCTGGACTTCAAGACTTCGCGCAAGATTACAAAAGAACAGAGCGACTTCGGAAAGGCATGGCTGAAACAGTATTTTTTCAAGAAGGATGGAAAGCCACGCTCTGGAAAGGCCACTGAATACGTCGGCGATCGTGTTTTAAACATTGCGAAATCAGTTTCACGCTTCGAATTCGTCGGTGTTCAAGTGTTGGCATCACAAGGCTGGTATCCTGTTCAAGTTGTCCCGATTTACAGAGCGTTCAATCGCAAGGGCGAGTATTTCGATTACAGTCCTGTTCATTGGGGTCAACCAATCATCATGGAAGGAAACTAAAATGAAAAAAGAAAAATTTGAATGTCTAGAACAGCTTTTTGAAAATGAAATTTGTTTTGATCCTAAACAATTACTTCTAAGTCTTGAGGCGTACCTTGGAAAGCGTGAAATGATTGAAGCGCTGGAATATATCTCAAGGGTTGAAGATTGGAAATATAAAATAAATGAGTCGGGAGAAATCTTCGATTCTGAAAAAGACGAGGACTAACATGGAACACCAAAGAACTTTCAGACTCGACCGCCTGTACTTTCAATTTTTGAAACCCAAGGGACTCCCGATCGAAGATTTACAGATACTTTCGGGACTTCTAGTAGAGGCGGGCTTTATAAACATGGAAGACAACCTTGAAAGGTACTCGGAAACCGAGAAACTCACCTCAAGGCAACATCGAGACGAGCTATTCAAAATCATACAGGGGCTTATATGACAAAAAAACAAAGGAAAGTATTGAATCAATTTTTGACCGAGTATCCTCAAGACTGGACTTTCGAGCAAGTCATCGAGGGGCTGAAGAATGAATCAAGCGAAATAATTGTTTGGGAGCCTTTCGAGTATGACTGCGCCGAGTATGTCATCGATCAAATCATGGGGCACCTATGAGAAAGGCCAAACTTCACGAGCTGAATCTTCCGAGTAGGTACGCCCTTTGGCATAAGTACATTCACGGAACCGATCTCCAGTCCCAAGTAAGCCCCGAACGCTTCACGAACCTATTAACCCAACGACAGGCTATCGAGCTTGTTAACTGGAAAGGAAGTATCAAATGCAAGACTCTCAACGAAATGCTCATTCAGAAGGCACTCGAGGACTTATCCAACGAGCCGCTGCGCTCTTGGTTCTCGGTCTGGTTCTACAGGCTTGCCAAACGACAGGCAACCTCACGCCCGACCAATGGAACGCCCGAACCAACGCGATAAACGCCTTCACGAACTCGGTAAACGCTTACACGGCATCACAGAGGCCTGTTTATGGGCAACCTACCCAATATAGGGCTCCAGCCCAGCAAAACGTCTTCCAGACCCCTTATCAAGCTCCACAGGAGCAACCCCTATTTGGGGAGGGTTCCCTATTCAACCGCTAAAAATAAAAAAGGCTTGGGGGGTTAACCTCAAGCCTTCAAACGCCCGTTTCCTAGATATTGCGCTATTACGGAGCCAAATTCGCTAGACCTGTCTAAGTCAGGGGCGAGCCGTGAGTGGTCTATGGGCTTTGCCGATCTTTCGTCTCGGCTTTAACCCCGAGAAGTACCACTAAGATGCAAAAACAAAATATCAAATTTCAGGGCTTAATCAAGATTTATTTTCAAATGCTTGGATTAAATCATCCACTCTCCCTGTAACTTTCTCCAGCACCTCATCAACAATTCGTAATTTTGCGCTATTCTCAAACTCTCTTAAACAAAGTTCTGCGTATTTTAATTTTTCAGCATCCCCTTTTATTCCAAGCTCTCCTCCTTGGGCATACCAAAAATCAATCGTCCATGACGACTGTTTCATAAGCTCTTGCCAGTTGGTTAATTCCAATAATTTCACGTTACCTCCTGCGTCAATTGACGCACCGAAAACTTTTTATGCGCCGCCTATCGCATTTGGCTCTTTTTTTTCAAAATCACTTCTCTCACTTTTTCATATATTTTTTTTTTACCTACTACAAGCTTAGAAAATACAATACTAAAAACACTAATATAAATGCGAATTGCGATTAGTATGCGATAGTATCTGTAATTATTACATTTTTTTCATTCGCATTTGGCTCGTATTCGCGTTTCAAGCTCCCAGGAACCCTAAATAACACGCCGCCCGCGCCCCTTTGCTGGCATTCCCATCCAAATTTTGCCCTCAATTGTTCATAGAAAACATGCTTGCCCATGGCCTTTTTCCCGCTCGATTGGCACCACATTTTGAAGGACTCGTAAATTGCGAGCCCCTTTTCCCACTCCTTGCCCTCCATTGCTGCGATGTTCCATTCTTTTCCCTCTATATCTTCTATGAAAAGTGCGATAGAATCATTCCTTTTTTGCCAATTCTTAGTGGCGTTTTTCGACGCCTCATTTTCAAAGTATTTAAACCCCGAACTCATAAGATCCTGAAGTCCTTCTCGGGCTGCTTCGAGAACCCCGCTTGCATCCAGATCCCAGATAAAATCGGCATACTCTGCCACGCCACTAGATCCGTTGAGATACCCTGGCTTGAAGTAGAGCATGGTGACTCGATTATTTAGAGCCCCACTGTTACCTTCAAGACTAGGGGGCATGGAGTTACAGCAATAGACATGAAAAAATGGAAGAGTCGCTCGAACATGTCCTTTATTTTTCCTATCCACTGATACCAGTGTCTTGTCCCTAATCATTTTAAGAACTGTAGTGTCTAAGGGTTTTTTGTCATCAAGTTCAAGAACGATGTTGGCAAGCTTCCCGATTGAGGGCTCCCAGTTGAATCGATCAGATCCATTACCATGAATCACGGGCTGTACTTCGGCTACGTTTTCAGCACCAAGCAAGCGTTTAATTAACAAGGCAAGCGTAGATTTTCCTGCGTTGGTGATCCCTTCAATAAAGAAAATTCTTGGTGCATAGGGGATAAGTGCTGCACCCAACATTTGCTTGATAATCCGAACACCTTCCTCACCTACATCCTGAATCCTGGTATCCAGATATTTTTTAAACTCGGTGCCTTTTGGTAGGTCATGTTTCCCGAATAAAGGAAACGGGGCACAAGCTGCGAGGTAATCTTTTTTATCATGTGGGTAAGTTATTAGTTCAAGATTTCCTTTTGTATCTTTCACAACTTTTGCTGTGCAGTCGGTGAAGTTAAATTTATTTGGGCTTGCTGCAAAGAAATGATTTACTTCAGGAGCGACGGCTATTTTAGCAATGACATGCTCGACGAGTGCTTTAACTTTTTTAATCGGTGCTTGATTACCATACAATGACATTGATACTTTTAAAAGGCTGTCTTCAAACATATCCCCATCGATACGTCTCCAGTGAGTATTGATCCACTGAAAATACTGGCCGTTGGATTTACAAAGTTCTGGCATACTAAATATAATCTCATCAGCAAGCTCACCCTCAGACTTCTCCAAGCTTGGATTCCGTCTGACTTCGTTCTCGGCTTTCTGGTTTTTAGTGGCGTCTAAGGGCTCAGGGCGTTTTTTCTTATCGAGGTTGCTATAGATCTTACACTTAGCAGAGCAGTACGCAGACTTTATCTCCCCGTAACAGCCGAATTGATAAAGTTTATCAGCTTCCAGATCCCTTTTATAAACGTCTCGCACTTGTCTCTCAACGTCCTTTATCCGTTCGGGCTCGCTCTGGTACACACGCATAGCCCAGCGATTAAGCTGAGTGGTTGCTTCGTCGATGGATTTCCCCTGCTGCCTCATCTCTACGATGAGTGCAAGCTCGATGTCGTGGCGGTTAAACTGAGGGAGTACCACGCCCTCGAGCATGGACTTCACGCATCGCTTGTCAGCGAAGTTTTTAAATTTCAAGGAGTCATCTTCAAGTGTAGTGCCTTGATTTAGCTCCTTAACTTTTGATTTCCGTGTCGCCTGGGACGGGTGTGGGGTGGATGAAATTAATGTGGCGAGGAACTCCACGGGCTTTTCCACAGGAGTTGGGTGTGCATATTTATGCACGGGCTGCATAAGGGCTAGGTTCCTGATCTCGTCAATAGTCATAGCACTTACTTTAAGCCCGATGCCTGTGAGCCTGATTTTATAAAGCCCACTCTTCTCATGATGCGAGCGATAAGCTCGAAACTTACGGCTTGGATCGTGGATGGAAGTATCCACAGTGGAGTACAGCTCCTTTAGCCCGTAGAAAAATGACTTCATCTTCTGCGAGAGTGTATCGTGTGCCTCGGGTTCATTCAAACCAAGCGCACTTTTGTGGATGGCAACATGAAACCCTTTATTACCAGAAAAATATAATTGAAACCCGCAGCCTGATTCCTGCAACCGCTTGCACAGAGCCTTTGTCTGCTCCCACGCAGTAGCACCATTGTCATCCTTGCTGTCGAGATCAATATGAACAGTGTCGAAGGTAAACGTGAGAAGCCCTGAGTATTCTTTGTAGTGACTTCGTTTCTCGAAACTGTAGTACCCGTGATAAAGCACTTGGTTCGCAGGCAGGTTTTGAATGTAAGATTCTAAGTGACCCATCTCGATCACTGAATCGAGAGTTTTATTCACACCAAGGGCTGTGTAGTTATACCAATTCATACCTGCTCCCTTTGACCGAGGAGCTTCTTTGCTGAAACGTGGATACTTCCTTTGTGGTGGGCAAGTGTGAGTACAAATTGCTCCCCACTTTCTCCGTTTAAAAACATCCTGATCCCAGGCTCCCCGCGTAGCCGATAACTACTCGGTTTATTTCTCCGCGTGAGAACTTGTTTTATAAGTAAAAGATCGTTGTGAGATGTGATCTCCACACTGTCGGTCTCGTTGTACTCGTCGTCACCCGTAAAAATTTCTACTCGTTCAACGTGAAGATGTTCTTCGTTGTTAATAGATAGCGTGTCGTTAACACGCAAAGCTGCGTCGTCCATTTTTCCCCCTACTCGTCAAGCTGCTCGCTTTTGGTCAGATTAGCGTTAAATATTTTTATTGCTTTTGCAAGCCCTTGTTGCTAGTACAAGGTGTCATTGCAAGTAAATAGGGGGGTTAAAATGCAACCAGACTTTCAGTTTAGTATTCCAAAAGTGGTCACACCACTAAATGTAGTAGACACACAGAATCAAGATAAATTTAAAATGGCACTTGACCGATTGGAAGAAAAAGTTTTGTGGCACATTTTAAATGCGAGCAAGACAGATCACAAATTATCTTTGATTGATATTAGACGAGCGTTTGACGAAGCAAGATTTTGGGTTAAGTGATGAATAAACATTTTGAAATGATTGAAGGTGATTCTCCTCACGCTGTCGCGCAAGTGACTCAGAAAGCACTTATAACCTCAATGCGCAAAATGATTCAAGACATGCAAAAAGATATTGAAGCTCCAGGGCTTACTTGGGAGCAGTTGGATTATTTTCTGAATGAATGGGGCAATAAGAAATTTGAGATGTATATACAAACGGAGCCCATGTGAAAGATCATCAAACAGAAACCATTGAACAACTCCGTATTGTAATCCGCGAGATGCAATCCAAACTCGATTCCCGCACCCAGATGCTTGCATATATTCTCCCTCACTTAGAGAATCATGAGAGTAGGGAAACAGATTATGCGGCGTTTGAGTTTTGCGAGAAATTCACCAAACACATTGAGCGTTTCAAGGAAGAGTATGGAAAAGAAAACCAGATACAGCAACGTGAGATGGGTAAACTTTGAAGACGATGTTCATTGTATGCCCCAGGATGATTTTGAAGAACACTTACCAGACGCCAATTGTTGGTGTCACCCGAAACTCGATCCCAAGAATAGACAAGATATTAAACGTGGGCTCGCTGATAAATATGTCTGGGTTCACAACCAGATTAAGTACAACAAACAGGAGATGAACTGATGAGAAGAGATTTGAAACCAGACGCTCAAGCGTTTGATCGGATTATAATAGATACTGTTCCTCGTTGGAAAGATAGTGAAATGTCAGGAAGTGAATGGAGAATATCAGCCTCTATTAAGTTTTATAGAAAGGGTATTTTAGTTCACGAAAGTTTTGCGAGTGATGTACAACATGCAAGTTATTTAGTGGGGGCAAGATACATCGAAGCCTGTGATAATGCTTTGGGATATTTCGCTGGAGAGGGCGTTTTATGCGATCAAGAAGGTTGTTCTGAAACAGCGACTATTAAACTAAAGAAAAAATTCGATTATTGTAGAGAAGGCCACAGATCTATTGAGCCATCAAACGCGTATCGTATGTTTTGTGAAAAGCATAAAACCAGAGGAAATTGTGGTCTAGATGACGCTGATATAAATTATGAGGAAATGAAATGACCATACAAGAATTATTTACCACAGAAAAAGTCACTCTAGAAATGCTCGAAGAACGCATGGATGAATCGAGTTACTGGGAAGGCTGCCACAAGTTTATCTCTCAGAAATGGAACGATGAGATCGAGGGTATGACACAGAAACAGGCTAACTGGGCTGATAAAATTTTAGAGGATATGGTCGAATGGCGAATCAAGAGCCAATAAAATAGGAGTTTTAATGTTAAAAAAGGGAGATGAAATGACATCATTAGTTTTTATTTTTGTAGCGTGTATTGCCGCTATGTTTGCAGCGATATATGTCTACAACAAAAAAGAAGATACAGCATATTCAGAAGTTCTTTCTAAACTTAGCCAAGTGAAAGTGGAGCTTAAATCAGCGCAAGACTCTCTCAATGACCAAAGAACTCTTGTTGCAAATCAAAACCTAAAGCTAAAAGAGTTTGAAGAAAAACTCACCTGCGCAAGCGACGAGCTTAAGAAATTTAAAGTCGAAGTGGACAATCTTCAAGAGCATTGCGCCCGCGTCCGCGAGCAACAAATTGAGCTTAAAAACCAACTTGCCAACAAACGCCCCGTTTTAAAAGTTACCACTCCAATACCCGTGCAGATTCAATCGATAGCGACACCAAAAGCAGACACAAAAATGGTGAAACGTATTCAAAAACAACTCGACGGGCTTAGTAAATGAAAAAAGAGTTACCCCTCCTCGTTGTTAAAATTAAATATGATAGATTTGGAATCACTTATATTGAGTGCCCGAGATGCGATAACTACTGCCCTTGCGTAAATCCAGGAGATTATCAGTGTCCAGTATGTAACCAGAAATTTAAGGTGATCGAATGAAGTCAGAAGTAATTGTTGAAGAGATTAGGAAATATCTAAAAGTTTACGTGTTATCGGAAAATCAATACAACAAAAGAGAGTTCGCTCTTGAACTGCTTTTGAAACTAGAGAGCTTCGGTGCTACCCAGTCGCAAGATGCGATCCCATCCGTGGGATCGGCTCAATACCCATCCCTGGATAAATAAAATTGTAAGGAAATGTAAGATTTTATGCAAGAAATACCTAAGCTTTGGGCACATCAGGAAGAAGCAGTTAAACGAGCGAACGATCACTTTGCTTTGTTCTTCGATCCAGGAACAGGCAAGACTGCTACCACAATCAACATCCTAAGAAAAGTGTACGCAAAAGAAGGAAGGCTTCTCCCCACTTTAGTTCTCTGCCCCCCTGTGGTGATTACCAATTGGAAGAATGAGATTCTAAAATACTCTAAAATAAAATCTGACAAGATCTTACCTCTCGTTGGAACGGGAAAAGAGAGGGCTGCTCTTTTAAAATCGGCGAATTGTACTACAATTTGTATTACAAACTACGAAACCCTCAACATGCCTGAAGTCTTAGAGGCGATGAAGGCATTTTTAAAATCTGACAAATCCTGTCTCGTGCTTGATGAGTCTCATAAATGTAAAGACATCACGGCTAAAAGAACAAAGCGGGCAATTGAGCTTTCAGACCTTGCAAGCTATCGATACATTCTAACTGGCACCCCGATTCTTAATAACCTTATGGATATTTACTCTCAGTTTCGCATACTGGATCGAGGTACTCGGTTCGGTCACAACTTTTTTTCTTTCAGGGCGAGATTCTTTGAAGATAAAAACCGCTCGATGCCAGCATCCAAATACTTTCCAAATTGGGCTCCGATTAAAGGAGCTGACAGAAAAATAAAAGAACTTATCGAGCCTGTATCAATGCACGTTGAAAAATCAAAATGTCTTTCACTTCCACCTTTGGTTAAAAAAGTCATCGAAGTTCCAATGAGCAAAGAGCAATCAAGGCTTTATGAGTCGATGAAAAAAGATCTTGTTGCCACGATCAAGACTGAAGGGGGATCAGGTGAACGTCACGCAATCGCAGAACTCGCAATCACAAAGGCACTTAGACTCCAGCAAATCGTGTCGGGGCACATCCGTGTCGAAGGGCAGGGTGGGGATGACGCTGCCACAATCCAAATCAAAGAAAATCCCAGGAAGGACGCGCTTAAACAGCTCCTTGAGGACCTTGCTCCATATCACAAAGTTTTGGTGTGGGCAGTATTTCACGCAAACTACGACGACGTTAGGGATGTTTGTAAATCCCTCGAGCTGGATTACGCAGAATTGCACGGGCAAGTCGATAATCGAGACGAGCAGATTGAGCGTTTTACTAACGATGAGAAGTGTCGTGTTCTCATTGGTCATCCTGGCAGCGGCGGTATCGGTGTTAATCTTGTCGCTGCTTCATACTCTATTTTTTACTCCCGCTCATTTAGTCTTGAGTACGATATTCAAGCAGAAGCGAGAAATTATCGCGGAGGCTCAGAGCGACATGAGTCCATCACACGCATTGACCTAGTGACGCCTGGTACAATTGATGAACTTGTATTGAAAGCTCTTGCAAGTAAGCAGGCCTTAAGCCAGAGTGTTTTGAAAGATCATATTGAGGAGATTTAATGGAACTAAAACTTAGACCTTATCCGAATTTGCTCAAACAAATGAAAGAGCATTTTACTAAAGAAGAGAACGCCGAAATGGTTGCAATATTAACTGCGGCTGAATATGAGCATACGACGTTGCTTGCAATTTGTGGATCAAAAATGTTTTCACAACTTCCCGCGATTGCCAGCGAAACAATTACGACAGTGGATATGATCGCAGAAAAAGTATCAAAGAATTGGAGTTCTGATGAGCAAAATGCAAACTAAAAAGGCTGAAATACAGTCTGGAAAACTCTATGTTTTGCGAAGTGATGTATGGGCAATTGATGCGACTGTCGATGGCTTCATTCAAGTTTATGTGAGAGAGCAAATTTTTAAAATTAAACCAGATCAATTGGTTTATTTAGAGGGGGTTAACAATGAGTGAAATGGACGCTTGGGAGACTAATGCTCCTGGAGAAGTAACGCTAAAGGGACTGACAGAGCTTTGCGAGAAGCTCATCATGGCCCGTGAAACAAAAGATGTGATTAACGATGAACTCAAAAAGATTGCCGAGCAAATCGACGAGCTTGAGATGAAGATTCTAAACATCATGAAGGAAAACGCTCTGCCAAATTTTAAAGGCGCGTTTGGTACGATCTCAATTAAAAATAACAAA